GGCGCAGTTAGTTGTGCCTCATTCTTGATGGCCAGGGCCAGGTTACGAAGACCCTCAACCTCCTGCTGTCCACCAAAGGTATCGGCAAGTATCCGGTCGAACCCCTCAATGTCGTGCAGGTGCCCGGTAAGCTTTTCCATGTTAGCAATCGCTTCTGACCCGGACTGCGTTAGCGCACCCGTTGCCTGCGTCTGAAGCTTGGCCTGTGCATCGGAGACCGTTGTCTGGAATTTATTCCACTGGTTCCAGACCTCTACCCACAAGAGTGCAATCCCAGCAATAGCCGCAACCTTAAAGGCCAGTCCGAACCTTCCGCCGAGTACTGACCCAGCAGACTGCACTGCGCCGGCAGCACGGCTTCCGGTAAGTGAGGAAACCAGACCTTGGGCAACTGAGGAGCCTGCCAGTGTAGCTGTTATCTTGGTAACAACACCACTCATGAGCCCCGGAACTGCTGCGGCAAGGCTAACAAATCCGCGCCTGAATAACCCGAACAGACCCTTGCCCGCCCCGAGTGCTACATCGAACGCTGGTCCGAGAGCCTGAATGCCCATAATGAGCGGTCCGAAGGACATACCTAGGGACCCAACGTCCTGGAGCATAGTCTGAATCCAGGCCTGGAACCGGCGTCCCTGTTCCAGAGTAGACTTGGACTTCTCCTCGTACTGGGCCGTTGCAAGCCCCACGACGCCCTGGGTTTCCACAACCTGAGCAGCGAACGCTGCAGCATTTTCCCCGGTAGACGCAAGGGCGAACTGGTATGCATCAACTGACCCGACAGCCTTACCGAAGGCTTCAGTGTCTCCATTGACAGACCGAAGCAAGGTATCGAGTGCAACCGACACACCTTCGGCCTTCATCAGTGCCGCAAAGTTAATCCCGGTCTGTTCCTGAATCTTGTTCAGGGCTTCGTTGGGAACCAAGAGGGCCGAAATTGCAGCCCGCATCTTGGTCGCAACGCTACGAGCCGGTTCACCCTTTGCTGTCATGATACCGAAGGCCGCAGACACCTCTTCCATAGAGACGCCCGCACTTGCAGCAATAGGAGCAATCTGGGCTATGGAGCCACCAAGCTCAGAGACGGTTACCTTGCCGTCTGCAACGGCCTTGGCAAAGACGTCTGTAACCTTACCCGCATTATCAGCCGACATGCCATAGGCATTGAGGACTGACGTAACCAGGTCGACTGACTCACCAACGGAGCCCAAGCCGCCAGTTGCAAACTTGGCAGACTCGCGGAGTGTGCTAATCGCCTTTTCGACGGGAATACCTGCAGAGACGAGGTCATAGAATCCCTGGGTTAGGTCGTCAGTACTCTTCCCGGTGTCACGGGCTAGTTGCTGAATGTCATCTCCGACCTTGCCAAGGGCATCATCGCTAAGACCTGCTACGGTGTTAATGGTCCGAAGTTGGTCTTCGAACTGTACAGCGGAATTAATAGCCCCGGTAACGGCTGAACGGAACTGCGGACCAAAGACCTGGTTGACCTGCTGTCCTGTGCCTGTTATGCCGCTAAGCATCCCCTGGGTTTGCTGCACACCTTTAGCAACACCGGAAGTATCCATTCCGATGCGTATGAGCAGCGACTTGAGGGTACCTCCGGAGCCCATCTTAGTTTATCGGGTCCTCATCCTTGGGACGCAGGTCACGTCCGCCGAAGGCAGCATTAAGGGCTACAACCAATTCGAACTGGTTCTCAGGGGACATCGGCTCCCAGTCCCACCTGGGCAGAAAGTCCTTGGCGGTGTAGAACGGGTCAAGTTCACGCCGCCTGTTCAAGTTGGCAGTCAGAGCCATGTGTTCGGCAAGCATCCGTTCGATGCGCGCTGGCCCATCAATTGGTTCCAGCTTGTCGAACTCGACCCATTCAGCGAACTCCCGCGAGTTTATTGCCTCTAGTGTAGCAGCGACGGATGGGTGTCCGAGAGCCAGAGCTAGTCGGAACCAAAACCGCCGCTCTGGTCGTCTTTTAAACCTCCGGCCAGTTCCTCAACATCTTCATCTGACATTCCTGACAGGCGCTGGGCAACCTTGAAGATTCGTTGGAGGGCAGCTGCGCTCTTCTGTCCGAGTGCTAGGAGGTCTGCCTCTGCAAAGAGGCGGTTCCCGTCAGCATCGTAAGTAGAGAGAACAACCAGCTTGGCACGGAAGTTCCGAAGGTTTACCTTCGCCCTCTTTGGGTCAGACTGGTCCGTAATGGATGACTCGAACCGGTCGCGCTCAGTGCCAGTAAGCCCACGGACGTACACCTGACCTCCCCATTCAGGGATGTCAACGACTTCCGTAACAACGTCCTGGGCACCCAGGATAGCATCGCGGCTGAGAATCCGAACCACGGACTTCTTCTCGGGAGGCGGCGTCTTGGTAGCAGACATGTGCGGTACCTGCTTTCCTTTCTACCCTTATGCCAGGGTCGGCTGGCCAGAAACCTTGATGGAGATGCTTAGGCCAAGAACACCACCAACAGTCGCTGCGGGGTTAAACCCCACGACGAGCCCCGGAAGAATCCAGCTGTTTCCGGTAGGGAACACTATCTTGAAGTTGCGAAGGGTTCCGTTGTTGAAGTCGAGGCCCAAGCCCGCAGCAAAGGACTGCGTTGCGTGGCTCGGAATCCAGTTGGCTTCGAACGTCAGGACTCCTGAGCGCTTGATGGTTGCAACAACCTGCTCCCAGCCACCCGCTGACGTGTGGTGGGTCACATCAACCGTGTCTCGGGTCAGCGGTGGAGGAGTGATGTCCTTAACTTCGGCGATGGTCGTGAAGTTCTCCGGGCCTGCACCATCGCCGATTTGCATAAGTGTCCCGAAGGCAGCAGTTGCCAAGGTTCCGTTCCTCCCTTAGTTCGACAGTCGAAGGATTGCGACTTCGACGTCTACTGTTGACATAACGGCATAGAAGCTGCCGTCTGACTGGCGCCAACCCTCCTGGGCCCTTGCATCGAATGCAATAAACTCTCCGGCTCCAATGGAGTATGTTGTGATGTCGCCTGACCGACCCCGACTATCAGGTGCAGACTGGATGGTGATGGTTTGTGCCCCCACTGCTACGTTGCGTGCAAGAAGAACCTCATGTCCCGTTAGCGGGAACGAAATCCCATCTGCCGCAACTGCTGGAGCCGTAAAGGCAATGTCGAGCGCATTGGCCGTAACCGGCAATGTCGGATACGGACCAAGGATGCTCTGGGGTGCTACTACAGTTCGTGCCAACTTTTCATTCCTCCATTCTTAGGGGTTTCCCATCAGGACCAAGGAACGTTGGGTGGAAGAGTTCTACCTTGGTCGCTTCTGGTGCTCCAGGATGCACCTTGTCGATGTGCTTCTGCATCTCAGCAGTACCGTCAATGGTGAAGAATCCACAATGTGGGCATCCGTAGTTCGGAAGTGCATTCCAGAAACCCACATGGTACTGTCCGTACTCAGGCGCAGGCTCGGGCTCTGGTTCCGGTACAACCTGCGGCTCCGGTGTAACTGCAGCTTCTGGTTCGGGTGCAGCAGAAGCCTCTGCTACAACCTCCGGTTCCGAGACACTCTGGTCTGGTTCAGTCATCCGCCGCCTCCTCCTGTTGCTCATCTGTTGTACGTTACGAAGACGTCGATGTCGCGCCGTTCTAGTCCGGTCTTTTCGTCCCGGTCGTCGCGCTCATCATCCTTCCGAGTCACTACGGCAACTGAACCCCAGTACCCCTTGATGCCGTTAACGCGTACGCGGAAGACATCAGAAAGCTGGACGACTTCATCGTAAGTCTTCGCCCAGATAGTGAACTGCCACCGTTCGTTTAGAACTAGGCCGGAAGGCCCGTTCATGGTGACATCCTCATTGGGGGAGGAGATAAGTTGGTATGTCATTGCAGGAAGCGTCGGACTCTCCCCAAGCTTCTTGGGGATTACCCCGCCAGGGAACAAGTTCGCAAACTCGGTCTGAATGCCCTGTACCAGCAGATACATTATTTGCCCCCATAACGAACGAGCAACTCGTTCAGGACATCAGTTACTTCCTGAACTGCAGCACCCTGCATCTCGTCATAGGCTGGGCGCATAGAGGGCTGCGCCCCCATGTGAGCGGTTCCGAACTCGAGGTAGACAGGGTAAGGCGGGTCGGTGATATCTGTTCCAACAACAGCCCACGCACCCTCGGCATCTCTCTCAGCTTCCGTGTGAATTGACCGCCGATACGTTCCGGTTAAGAAGGGAGTAAGCTCCTTCCAACGATTCTGGATTGGAAGGGCTCCAGCCATGACAGCAGCTTCGACAACTGGACCTTGCATATCAGCCGTTAGTTGGTTGAGCTGTCCCTTTAGCTCCGGGAGCCCGATGATGGTAACCCCTGAAGTAGTCATCAGTGGTCAGCATTCGGGTCTGTACGACGAACCTGGACCTGCATCGCCAGGCGAAGCGGGTCAGTCTGAGTACCGACCACATCGTACTCGACGCCATCGGCATGGTCTTCCATCTTCATGGACGTGTCAATTGTCCCATGGTATGACCCAAGTGAGACGATGAAGTCTCCGCTTATAATGGTCAGACCTCTGGTCCCGCCACCGAACCCAGCTGCGGCAGTCTGTTCGAGGTATTGTGTTGCCGGAAGAATGAGCGCCCGAAGGTGCCCCAAAGCGGTATCGTAATCCCATGAGTAGGTGGGAGCCCCTGAAGGAAGCGAGTTGTTTACCCGGCGCTTAAAGGACACCAGGTTGGGGTAGAAGTCATTAGTTAGACTAACAACTGTCGGAGCAAGGGCCTCTCGGATACGCTCAATGGTACTAGGCATTGACGTCCCTTAGCCACTCGTGATACATGCGCTCCCACCTGTTAAAGTCAGTCAGGCCTTGTTCAGCCCAATCCCACCCGAACAGTGCATCATCATCTGTTCCGCTACCGGCCAATGCAGCACTGCGCAGTCGAAGGACCTGGGCAGAGGCACGAAGTGAGGCTGCAACTGCCGGACCATCTGTCGTAATCCCGGTCAGCTCAATCTTCTTCTGAAGCAGGACTTCGTTCGAAGCAATGGTATCCAGCGCAAGCGCAGCTGCGTTGAAGACATCATTGGCTTCCAGGCCGAGGAAGGCATCGATTTCCTCATCCTGGAAGACAGAAGTTGCCTGCGTAGATTCTCGAGCAAGGACACGAACCTTGCCGGAGTCAAGTGCAACGTCGTAGGACCACGTCATGGTCTGTTCCTAGGGGGGAAGGTCCCTGGGGCTGTAACGACCGCACTCGTCCAGCCCCAGGCTTTCCTTCCCCTTTAGGTCTCCTCAGGTGCAGCTTCGGGGAGACCCAACTGGGCCCTGATGTCGTCCGGTGCCGTAGGTACGCTAACCTGAACGGGTCGAACTACACCACCAGGATACTTGGTCTTTCGGAGTTGCTGAGCAGCATCTCCATCGGCCATGAGGACAATTGCCTTCTCGCTACCTGGGGTGAAAAGTCCCCACCAGGTATCGCGCTTCTTCGGCGCCATGCTGTCCTCCTTAGGAACCGGACCCGTTGGAGGAAACGGCAGCTCGGGGGTCGATACGAGTTGCCCCGAGAACATGTCGAACCTTCCATTGACGGGAATCGGTGTCGAAGTCACCTTCCTCAGGTCCAGCAGGACCGCCGCCCACGCGGACAGCGTTGCTGGCCTTCATGAAGATTTCCGGCTCACGGCGTCCACGGAGGAAGGCCAGACGACCGAACTGTCGTGCAGTCCCCTGCGCTTCTGCCTGAACCGAACCGAACAGGAACCATGAAGTGTTCCCGTTAGCCGCTGTTGCGACAAGCGGGATGTGAGGCATGACCTCCAGCTGGACGCGGTTCTTCATCCAGTTCAGGGTCCGAATGCGGTTCTCGGTGAGAGCTGCTGCGTTGGACCCCTGGCCAACGAGGCCAATCTCCAGCTCGGTAGCATTCAGGATGTTCCGAGCCGTGATTTCCAGCGCCGGCGGGACCACGAGGTAGACGATGTCGAATGCAATCGGCTCGCCATACTCGTCGACCTGGTTCCCCAGGACAAGGAGTCCATCCTGGAGACCGGCAAGGGCAAGCGGCGGATTGTCCGCAATTGCCCCGTTAGCAATGTTGATGATGTTGGTGTTTCCGGCTGTGAATGCGGAGGCATGCGGCCCGTTCGCATCCAGGAAGAGAGCCAGTGCCTGGTACATCTCGGTTCGGCGGGCCGCCAAGGCCAGCAGTCCCGGGAGGTCCAAGAACTCACCCTGCTCATCGTTGATGAAGGTTTCCCAGCTCATGGCAAACCGCCGTCCGTACTTGTACACGCGGTACGTGAACGGTGCGGTCTCAGAGAGGCTGGCCTCCGGATACTCTTCCCGCTCCTCAACACGAGCGAGCTGAGACTGGGTCCCGGAGAGTGGGTACCGAACCTGCTGGAGCCGGAAGGAGTTAACCTCCCGGGTCTGAATGAGCCGGTCCCAGTTGGATGGAATCTGGCGGTAGATGGCTAGTGTCTCACGCTCCAGGATGTCACCAAACAGGAGCGGGAAGTCACTAGAAGTCATGGCCTCCTCAAAGAGGAGAATACCACGCCTCTCACCTCGGGCAACACGCTCAACGAGCGTCATTGCCTCAAGGAGCTTGAGCTTGTAGTTCGGGTCGCGCCGGAGGATGTTGGTGCGCATTCCGTCACCACCGCCGTCGCGATTGAAGATTTCCTGGACCCTTCGGCTGTCGGCGTCGAGCGATTCCTCGAGCGCCAGCTGGTCCCAGCTACCGTTCGGCATCTCTCATCACCCCTTACGTCAGGTCGAGGTAGATGATGACGAGCTGGTTGTTCGTCTCATCTGTGCCTGCAGCCTTATCCAGGTTGCCGGCTATAATGGCGTACTCGGAAGTACGGTCGGCAAGCGTTGCGATGGCTGCCGCCGTTGCGAAGGCCCCGACGAACACGAGTTCGTCCCCGACTGCAATGCCAGCAACTGCGACATCTGTCGCAGCGGCAGTACCTGCAGCAAGAGCAACCTTCAGGAATCCGCCGGCAAGTTCAGCCTTGCCGATTGACCCGGCTGGAATGACACCCGCTGTGCGTGCATCACCTGCCGAAGCAATCTTGACCGGAATCGCCGTAGTTGCACCGGCATTGACGGCTCCGAGAGCCCAGCCGAAGAACTCGCCCGATTCCTTCTTGTCGATGTTCGTTCCGTCGTAGAACAACGCGTCGCCGATAGCAACTGCAGAGTTCCCGGCATCATTCTGACCGATGACTGAGAGGGTGAAGGCTCCTCCCATGAACACCGTCGCCTCAAGTGTTACCGCATCACGGTCAGTGAGCAGAACACCAGGCATCTTCCCCACGACAACTGGGTCGCCTGAAACTGCGCCGACTGGAACGGGCAGGCTCAGCGAAACCGCATCATCGTAAATCTGGTTACCAGCCATCGGTTAGTTCCTCCCCACCGCAGCATGCTTGGCTGCAGATTCGGAAAGGCCGAGACGCTTGAAGCCTTCCTCAAGCTTGGCATCGATGTCACCATCGTCGCCACCCTCATCGGAGGCTGCAGCTGTCGTTCGGAACCCCTCGCTGAGTGATGTTCCCATCCCGCGCGGTGTTCCTGTGCGCCGTCCGGTACTTCCGGTCAGCGCCTTGATATAGGTGAGTTCGTCTTGGACAACCTTGCCGAACGCTTCCTCGAACTTGGCGACATCCAGCTCGCCTGCATCCGTAAGCGTAACGTGGTCGGCAACCGACTCCAGCAGGCGAGTGCGCGTGACCTCCGGAAGCCCCTTCGCCTTGTCAGAGGCAAACAGCTCCGTCGCGTGGTCCCTTGCATCGCGGATAGCCAGGTGCTCCTGCAGTCGCCGAGTCTTCTTGGACTCAGCCTCCGCCTTCGCTTCGGCCTCCTGCTGGAGCCGCTGCGCTTCCTGCAACTGCTCCTGACTCACTTCGTCGTCTTCCTCCTGGATAGGGTTGAAATTCCGTCCGCGTTTGGCCTCGAACAGACTGAGGACTTCGCCTCCTGCCCCTGCAGTGGTTACGAAGTCGACGGAAGCTGCCGGCCCGAGGAAGCTTTCGACAATCGGTCCTTTTCGTCCCTCCCTTTCTCCATGCTTAGCTTTGCCGTAGGCACGAAGGCTCACACCGATGTGCGGTGCGAGTTCGTCAATTGCATCCCGGTATGCACCGAACACCTTAGCATTGGTGTAGACACCAGGACCGACTGGCCCATTCTCCTGGTACACAGGAGGCCCAATAGTCTCAGCTGCCAAGTCCCGAAGTGAACGCTCAGGGCGTTCCCGCTCCTCACGCTCTGTCGGATGGTCCCAGTACATCTTGGTTCCTGGCGGGAATGCCTTGTTAGCTTCTCGCTTCAGGAGGGCTGCGTCGTAGTAGCCTGAATTACCCCATCCGGGCTTTACAACCCGAACCGGAATTGTCCCGTCAGGACGGACTGCCTTCTCAACCAGAGGGATAACTCCCTCCTCGAGAGGAATCTCCGTCTCCCGGAAACTCTCCTGGACAGGAACGTAGTCCCGCCGCTCAATGACCTTCTGGGTATCACCCAGTGTAACCGCACCATCCGTGACGACGTAGCCAACCTTAAACAGGTCGTTGGTCGCACTGTCTCGGTAGACCACGAAGTCGTCGAAGATATCCTGGATATAAGGCCCCCCGAGGTCAGGCGACGTCGAGGGGTACTTGGTCCGGACAGCACCGGAGACCAACGTGCGCGTGTCATCAAAGGACATCTCTGCAGCTTCACGGAGGGCCTCAGCCACTCGCTTCTCGGCAACTGCCTGTTCAACTTCACCCTTCTCCAGCCGGGAAAGGATAGTATTGATGACATCGACAGCCGAACGCAGAGCCTTCTCGTTGCGTGAGGAGAGGACGCGACCTACCTCCTGGAGAGTAATGAAGAACTCCATCCGTCACCTCCCTCGGGGGAAGGAACCAAGTTGGTTCGTCGCGTATACTTGCATCTCTTTGATTATCATGCAGAACACAGGTTTGACACAACTAAGGTGTCGTCCAACGGTGAAGGCCGACCCACTTTAGGGCTCTTTGGGTGGTTCCGTGAATAGTGCACCCTTGGCAACTATCTGATGTACACCTACGGATGCACTAGCACAGGAAAGCCAGGCCACAAAGATGACAAGACCCTCATCAAGAGAATCTACACCGACGGCAATTCCAGTGACGATATACAGGGCGAGGGATAACGCAAATGCCAGAACGGCACCCGTGATTCTCTCCAGCAGTAGCGGGAACACCCGCCCAATAAGAGTCACCAGCCCGGTAATGATAGCAGCCGCAATTCCTGTTCCAGCTGCCGTAAGCATTACAGCGAAGGTGATGTTTTCCGGAGTAACGTCAATGGCTTCCATCTAAGACTACCTCTTTCTCTTCGTCCCGGGGGTTCACATGGACAGTTTCAGACTGGCCGCATCCCCAACAATGTCCGTCATCAGCTCGTTGACAGCAGCACTTACGCCACTTACTACAAACTAGTACACCATCTTCTTGACTGGCCTCCGCCTTCGTTTTTTCACTCATTGCCAATACCGAACTCCTTAACTGCCCGCTCGAACAGATTCCGCGGAATAGCCTGACCAGCAGGAAGCTTCATGAAGTTCAGGAAAGCATCTTTGGGTGTAGCCCCAAAGGTCCGGATGTCAGCCAGAAACCCGCTCCAGTCCGTCGAGAGGTCCCATGACTGTTTTGTCCAGTCTTGGTTATCAACACTGTCGTCGATGTCAACTGTTACTTCGACGTTGTCTGTCATCGTGATGTTACATAAGCCTTGAACTCGCCGCCGCCCAAGACAACAAGCTCTTCTTCATCCAAACATCCTGACCCGGTACGGGGAAAGGACAAGATTCGTTCGGCCGGGACATTGGAATGGTGTACAACACCGTTGTTCGAACTAGCAAAGATAGCAGCAATCTCCCGGTTAAGCGACCAAGAAGAGGCAGGGTTGCTTGTAACACGAATGGTATTACCGCTCTTAACACCGCGTTTGCCGCTGCTTCCACGCTTTACGGGAAGGGTCTTAATACCTAAACGCTTTAGTTCAGCCTGTGTCTGGTCATACATAGCCCTTGCAATGACCCGAAGAACGGCTCGGTCGTCATCCGAAAAGTCTCCGACCCCGAATGCAGCCTGGGTAAACGCCGTGACCTTTCCGTTCCATAGGTCCTGTGTCTCACCGGTTAAGCGCCCAGAAGGCAACGGAGGGAGTCCGAATTCCTCCTGAACAGCACGCTGGAACTGAATTGAAAGAGGGTGAGTATCCCAAGATGTCGATGCCCACGTCTTAACGACTGCACTCGTTACCTGTTGTACAAAGTTCGCCGAACCGCGTTCCCAGTCTTTCCCGGAAGGAACTGCACCGACGGACCATGTTGTCCGTGTTGCCCAGCTCGACTTCTTGTACGTATCAAGGGGTATCCGACGTATAACTTCCTCTGCCAAGTTCTTCGCAACCTGTGCTTTGTACGCACTGGCGTCTGCCCGCCCCCAGCCCTGCGTTGAGTCGTCCGAACCGTTGATTACCTTCCGCGTGAGGTCGAAGTCCTGCGCCGCAGTTCCTGCAGTTACTGGCGGCAACTTGAGTGGGCCTGAGGAAATCCCGACATTCGGAATTGGTGCAGGTGTAGCACTGCCGGTTCGGGGGCCCGTAGTCACCGGTACGAACACCGGTTTCGGTTTCGGTTTCGGTTTCGGCAATAGGGCACCCGGTGGTAAGACTATCTCAGCCCCCCCGTAATTCAGGGCGCTTACGACAACAGACCCATCCGGGTTAACCGATACAACCTGGACCTTCCCCCAGTTCGGAACATCATCTATTACTGCACCGGTTGTAGTTGGGACTTGTCCAGGGAGGACAGGAGTTGCAACACCGAGCTTCTTGTTGGCAGCAACCAGCTCTTCGCTGCCAATTAAGTGTGCCTGGTAAAGCTGGTATGCCTCCTCAGGTGTGGTAATGGTCTGTCCGTAGCTTGTAGTGTACGCCTTCGGACCCAGGGTAGAAGCTAGTTGGCTTGCTTTCGTCGGAGGTGTTACCGCTGCAACCGTTGTTGCAGGAGTAGGAGCAGTTGGCTCTGGCTCTGGCCCGGTAAGAATTTTGAGGGGACTCGGGACTTGCGGACCCTGACCCTTCAAGTCCTTGGTGTATTGGTAAGCCTGCTGGTAAGACATTCCCATCTCGGCCGCAATCGTCTTGGTGTCTTTACCCTGCAGGAATAGCTCCTGCGCTTGTGCCTTTTTGGTGCCCGCTTTTGCCGTTACCTGGGCCAGTGGAATCTTGCAGACTGTTACTGCCTCGAGGAGTCTGAAAGACTCCTGAATAGGAACGCCCTCTGAACACGGAGCCTTCTGTCGCTGGTATAGCGTTGTACACCGACAGTTCGGGTGAGCAGGCGGCATCCCGTGAGTCGACGTAAACGCCTGAGCGTTCAGAATCCATCCCTGCGCCTGGTTCGCTGCACATATTGGGTCAACCCGGTTATCGCTGACTGTTAACCAGGACTTCTCCATCACGAGGCCCAAGGCTTCCATCGCCTCAATGGGCTGTGCATTACCCTGCTCATAGGCATACGCCAGTTCGGTTACCGCAATCATCTGTGCCCGGTCACGGGAAAACCCGAATGTGTCCTTGAGCGAATTGCGCATGGTTGACCACGCAAAGCCGTTTGATATCCCCGCAGTTAGTTCCTCACGCAAGAGGTCCCGTGTTGCATTGTTCAGGCCGGTTACGGTGTCTGCAGCATATTGGGACATCCATCCAACTGCACGTGGGTTAGGCAGGCCAAACGGCGTCGGGGAGAGACCCAAGTCCTTCGCCGTCGACTTACTCGCACTATCGTAAGCTTTCCCGCCCTGGTCGATAAGGCCCATACCTAGCCCGTAAATTGGACCTTGCCCAGGCGCTACACCCATAACGTTTTCAATCCACGCATTAACGGCCTCAAAGGACTTATCGTCCCAATAGCGTTCCCACTTCTCAAGACGTGCCTGACGAGCCTGTTCATCTACCAGTTCATCTTCGATGTCGTCTTCGGCTGACGACTGGTAGTCGAAGGTTAGGGTCCCGAAGTCCTGGCGTGAGAGAGCATCAAGTCCGAAGGCGTCAAGTCCGCCTCCGGTCTCAGGGTCTCGGAACCAATCCTGGGACAAACGCTGATGCTCAACCTCAATAGTAGATTCCTGAAGTTCGGCTTCGTCTTTAGCCGCAGCGAAGAGCCGCTGGGCGACCCTGATTTTGAGGATTAGGTATGCATGGTACTGTTCCAGTACCTTCTTATCCCGCTTCAGGATACGTTCCATCTCCTTGACAATACCCTTCCGAGCAGTGTCAAGGAATGCCTGGGCCGTCTTGGTAAGCGAGGGTTCGAGCGGGTCTGTTGCCCTAACTTTCCTGCGTCTATCCAGGACTTCCAGGAGCAACTGGGCTTCAGCTACCGTTGGGTCCTTGACATGAAGATGGGTTTCCACCTCATGGACAAGCTGGAGTGCCTCGTTTACATGGAGTGCACTCACCTGGTTCATCGCTGCGTGCCGGGTCGGGTGACATCCCATACGGCGCATTGTCCCGGTACGCATTACAGCCCAGGGCTTACTGACCGGACAGGTACGTGACCGGGCAATGCTATACGGCACCGGTTAAGCCTTTCGGACCCGGACCTTCTTCGTTCGCGACCTCATGGGGGCAGGCTCGAGGAGCGCTTCACGGAAGGCCTTTAGGCCCTGGCGGAAACCAGATTCGGTTAGGTCACTGAGGTCCGGGAGTTCGAGTTCAGCGGTTTCTTCCTCTAGGGTCCCTTCGGCTCCTTCGCCGACGACCTGCTCTTCGGGTTCGGTATCAGTAGCAAACCACATTGAGCCGTCAGGGAACATCTCTTCGAGGATGTTGCCTACTTCCTCGTTTAGCCCGAGGGCGCGGAGCAACAGGTCCACGAGGATGCGGTCCGGCATTGTCTGGGCTGCCTTCTTTCCGCCCAGCGTAGCTGCGTCGATGATGGCGGTGACCTGCTGTGCAACCTCACGTTCCAAGATGGACGGGAATTCCACGGCGACTGAGAGGTCAATTTCCTGCGTCTCAGACTCGACCGTTTCCTCCCTGGTCTCGGGGTTAATCTTCCGGATTTGGACGTCGATGGTGTCCGGAATCTTGTTGGTCATCGTCTTCGTCCTGGAGATAACGTACCCCAGGATATCACGGAACGTATCTGCCCACAATGTCTGCCGGTTCTGCATCTGTAGTTCGGTGGGCCTGTCCAGTGTCTTCGCTGTCGCCAGATTACCTGCTTCGGCATTGCCCGCAAGGATGGTTTCTGGGATACCTGTCCCCGCACTAACCAGCAACCAGAGTCGACGCCCCTCCTCGGGGTTCGGAGCAGCTCCTGCTGTTCGGATAGGTTCTAGGTCTGCTGTCCTAGTGCCATCCGGGAGTCGCTTGTTAATGAACGTCGACCCTGCGACTGGCGGAGGGTTTCCCTCGCTCGGACTATCCCATGTCCGAGTGGTCCCGAGACGCGTCTTGGCATCCTTAACAGAGTTAGTTCCGCGGACAGTAAGTGACCATGCCCAGCGAGCTAAAGCTCTCCGCAGGGTTGCGTAGTCCTCAAGGTCTCGGGTGACTGCCTTTGCCCACGCAAACGCGCTGTACTTTTCCGGTGCCCCGAATCGCCAGTTTGGGAGCCCGCCCGTCTTCAGGTGATAGACAGGTGCAGCCCACTCGACATTGCCGAAGTGCTCTGAGCCAGAAGCCCCGATGACATCGACGACATCAAGGTCCTCTTCCTCGACCTTGAGCAAGTAACGCCAGTCGGGGTAGTAAGTTGTAACCCGCTTCTTCTTGTACTGGCCGGTTGTGAAGTCAAACACCTTGGTGTGGTACCGGCGCTTATAGAACCAGACTTCGCGGTCATCCTCCGGATTGTAGATGATACCGTCGTCAGCCAAGATTTCGTTTACCGGAATAGTACGAACTGTCACATGAGCAGTCTCAGTATCCGTCCAAAGGACGAAGAACAGGTTGCCCTCAATTTGAACTTGGACTTCCTTGCCCACTCTGGCATCATGTGACGTGAACTCCGCCAGGTTATTCCGGTCATTCAGGAAGCCCTGAACAATGTCGTTCACCTGCTCATTGGGGGCGGTGAAAGTAGCCCCTCGGGCCCAAACGTAGTTTGCCTGGATATGAACAGCGTGGTCGATAAGGGGGTTCTTGAGCGTCATCAACCGACTCAGTTGAATGAGGCGCTGAAGCCCGCTGGCTGAGAACTCCTGTTCGGCCTGGGACATCTGGCGAATCCAGCTGGCATCCTCCAGCTCAAGCTCAAGCTCGTCCAACCGTTCCAGCAGGAGAGTCTCATTCATGTACTGTCCGGCAACCACTTCGCGTAGCTCAGTACGCGTCAATCGCTGAAGTCCGCCAAGACGACCCCGACCGTTTCCGCTCTCAGCCACGAGTGTCATTTGTTGGTCCCCTCGTCAGTACGGACTGATGTGAACATCGTCGAAGTCGCTCATGACAACCTCAACCCCGCCAACGTCAGTGGGCCAGAAGGACTGAACAACTGCGTCTCCGGCATCTGTGCTTCGACCGATGCGCTTCCGGATATCGTCCTTCGACTCTACCTGAATCTTGCCAGCGCTAGTTGTTCGCCAGTGCGGGGTTGTTAGGTCCCCTATCAAGTCGTCATCGTCCGGAATTGCTGTCGGCAACTTGTGCGCAGGGTTAAGCAGCTCACGGGTATTCCACCATGCAGCTGACCTTGTGTTCAGGAACTCCAATTCGCCAGACACATCCGTTACATCCGTGTGTAGCCCCGCGTTGAATGCGTACGTTTCGAACCCGAGTTCGCGGAGCCTGTCTACGACGCCTGCCCCGATACCGATTACGTCGACCATGGCATAGCCGCCCTTGTTCCGAAGAACTCCCGCTACGCATCCTGTCGTCTCCATCGTATCCATGCGAGTGTACTTGTTCAGCTCGGTAATGACAAGGTCATGGCGATGTGCCAAGACTGTTTTGTCCAATCCGCTTCGCGCAACGTCCACCCCGAGGCAAGTGAAATCAGGGGGACTAACGGACTGGTCCTCCCACCGAAGTACTGCTTCCTCAACCCACGACAGTGGGATAACTGCATTCTCATCATCCGACGCGAAGTGGCCGAGAACGCGGTTCTGGTAAACACCGGACCTGTCGCCCCACTGCAACTTGCGTGCATCCGCCCACTCCTGAGAAATACGCCGCGAGGCAATAGCCTCCTCGAGTGTTACATGCCGACAGGTCCAATCCCGATAGCCCGCCTTGCGCATGTGGATATCGTGGAACCGTCCCGAGGTCGGCCCCGGTGTCGAGTTCGCCATCGCAAAGGCAACCTTACCTGTACTCTCACCGGCTCCGGCAAAGGCACCCTCTGTCGCATCGTAGACCTCAGCGTCGATGGCCTTGGCCTCGTCGTAGATGTACAGCACTTGGTCGGCATGAACGCCTTCGATGGCTTCGGGTGTATCGGACGCCAAGGCAAATGCTTGGCCCCAAACCAGGTTGAGGTTCAGCTTGAGCAACTCGGTCCGTTCGTTGAACGGCCCCCGCCAACCTAGCTTGTCCCACAGTATCCTCCTAGCCCACTTGTGAATCTCAGGCCAAAGGAACTTTGTCAGCTGACGCCAAACGGATGCGGTGGTTGGCGCCTTCCAATCCTTGTGAGCCTTCTCTCGAGTGAGAGCGAATGCTAGGACTGCCCAGGCAGCTGTAGTGGTCTTACCCAGGCCATGAGGCCCGCGTACTGAGATGCGCTTGACAACCGGGAGTTCACGAAGCTCCCAGAGCTGGTACTCCGTCGGTTCCTCACCAGGGTCAAACCGAATGAAGTCCAGAACCCACAAGTCGAAGCGCTCGAAGTAGGGGTCAGGAGGCGGGTCAAGGATATCAGCCGCACGAGCCAAAGCTGCCCCATCCGAGAACGGGGAGATAGCAGACATTACTGAACCGGACCGACTTCATCCGACATTGTTATCACATTATGCGCATTAATCAGGACGACTTGCCTCTTATCGGCGTCCGTGTCATACACAATGCCCGAGTTCGGGTACTTCTCCATGTATGAAGCCCAGTCCTTCTCGGTCACCACGAATACGCCACCAGGACAATATCTGTCCATAAGCAGGACGAGTGCTACCTGCTTTATGTTAAATCCGTCCTTACGGATTTCGTCCATTTCCGTTCCCTACCACCTTTGCCTCGATGGGGGTGGAGTCAGTCAGTTCGCGTAGCGCCCTCGCGGCAATCTGGAACGCAAGCTGCTTCTGGTCATCGGGTAGTCCGAGTTCGAAGATAACCGTACGAATGGCTAGGACGACGGCTTCGCTTTGCCTCTCAGCCAACTTCACCATACGGTCTTCGATACCAGCATCTAGGGCCATCTTTGAAACCCTAGCGGCCCTATCGCTCCACTCCGCCATTAGGTCAACTGTTGCTTGAGCCGGATGTCGGTCCTTGGCTAATGCCGTAGGCGACAAATGCGTAGGGTCAATCTGCTCGGCCATTTGCATGGTAGCAAGGCGCATGCCGTTCGCCAGGTACACTTGGTCGAGCAGAACCTCACGCGGCTCAGCCGTAACCGGGACACCGAGCTTCCGAAGCGCAACCCCTGCCTCATGCTGGCTAATGCGCACCTTGGCTGCCCGCTTGGACTGCGAAGCGGCTCCACCATGAAGACGGCACACACGCATCCCGACGACCGTGTCATTGTGACAACGCCGCCCAGTGTGCTTATTGGTTGCCGTGCACTGCTTAGGCATTCCAGGGATTTGCTTGGACCCAGGCTTCGCTGTAAAAGCCTGACTTGGTGCATTGTCGCCCTTGACCATACTTGAATTATAGACGCTCCACCTTAAATTCCACAAGTGGTGAACAATTCATGAACAACTAAGCAGGAAGGTGGAGATGGGGGACTTTTTTAGCTTGTATCCTTTATAAGAGAAAAAGCTTTATAAAATTCAATAACCCAATGTTATAATCAATTGAATTTCACATACACGATTTTCTAATTATAAGTTGCAAGTGCGTTTTCCCCCACCATCCCTAGGGGGTCACAAAACCAAACAAGTACCAAACCAGACGCACACCAAAACAGCTGACTTGATTTCTCCGTAATACCTCTAATATAATCTAGAGAAGGCAGTGAGTGGAAAGAATTTTCATCTCCGCCCCCCACCAGAAGGAGTATTATGGAAAC